CTCGGGACCGTGCTGGTGTATTACACACCAGAGATGCGTAGTGCATCTGTCAATTTATAAAAGGCGCCTCAATCTATCGCGAGAAATCCGGCGACTTTGGCTGCAGTCTCTGCGGCTTGACCCGCATTGGCAACCAAGTCCGTAATCTCGCGGACGTTATTACCCAGAGACGACGCGGCGCGAACCATACCGTCCCACACCCTGTCAGAAGTGACAGGATAGTGCCGGTGGCTTGACACTGCCGGGTTTGAGAAATCAAATCTCACCCTCCACTCGACGGTAACGGCAAAAGTCAACGGGTCAGTGGCATGTCCCTGATTAATAACAACAATCGGGGCCCACCCGGTGATATACTGACCGGATGAAGCACTGCTGTTGCCGGAAGTCCACGTCGTAACCCCGTCACCGTGAGGCTGCACCGCTTCAAAGTTTGAAATGGCGCTCATGTTAAGAGGGTAGGAGTTCATTTGTACTCCCTTCAACGCCAACTTCGGGTTCGTCATGAGACGAGGCTTGAAGTACGATGTAAAACCGCCTGCAAACGACTCCCAAGTCCGGGAATTATCGATCAAAGACATCTGGGCCGGACAAACTCCTGCGTAAACCAAACCTTGCGTTGCCTGCAAAGGCCTGGTCTGCATGACCTGTACTGAAATAGCAGAAGGCACGCAAGTTAACGTGGAGTTGACGGTACCAGGCTGAGAACCCGGCGCATTGATATTCGTGATGCGAGTATTGTTGGCCCCATTGATAGCAGCTGCTGCGTCAACGCTAGACCAGCAAATGGTGGTCGACCAGGATCCATTAATATCAATGGCCGTGCCAAACACGTTGACAAGGTCACCGCTGGTGAAAATCTTGGTTGTGCGCACCACTGCGTATGGTCCCACGGAGCGAGGCAGAGCTGCATGCGAGGGGTGGAAAGCGTCCCAGCAGTCGAGCCCCCTTCCAAATCGAGCGCCGAAGGGCCGCGATGGGACCCTCCCCGCTCCAGGCGCAAGGACATTTGTGGCGTTAGAACGCATAGAAAAGCCGTTGCGTCGGCGACGACGAGGGGGATTACGACGGCGGCGAGGACGCTGGTTAGTATTTATATTGACCAGAGCCAACTCGCGAACAGGTTGCTTGTTGTTCCCCTTCCCCTTGCCGGTGCGAGACATGTGAATCTAATCAAAAGCAAACTAGCCAACTAGAAATCACTAAGAAGTGGTTGAGGTAACTTACTGACCTCGAGAAAGTGGTTGAGGTAACTTACAGACCTCGTTTGATAGTGTATCAACCCAGACACCCGTGCCAGGGATTTTAGGCACGTCAAAAGAGGCGGACGAGGCGAACGCATCGCCAGGTCAACGCCTGTCTATACAGCATGGCATCAGGCCATGACATCTTCATCCACACACCAAGTGTCCCTATCCGGAATGGTCCAACCCTTCGTCTCGCACACCGCATAGAGGATGGCCAATTGGCCAGCATCGTTGCGGAGAGCGAATGCGACGCCCCCGATCTGTTCGGAAGTAGGGGTAGTGCCAAGAAGAAGCAAGCGGTGAAGGCACTTTGAAAGATTGCAAAAGCGCGCACTCCACTTCTCAGTCCTGGCATCCCACTTATAGTCGTGCGATGTGAAGGTGATGGGCTCTCCGGCGCGCCAGTCGCTCACCGTCGAACCCTCTTTCGTGAGGGTTCCATGCCCCCTCAACACATCATCCCGGAGAGGTGCACTTGTCACCAAATCGTCTCCTGCGTCCATTGGTGTGCGGGCGCCAGCTAGGATTGCTCCCAGCCCGCGCATGAAGCTGTTCTGAGTTGTGGTGTCTGGACTTCCAGAGGAAGTGACACCATAAATGTCACCAACCCAGACTGCAGAGCCAGAGGAATACATATGGCAGCTTGCAACAAGCTTGTCAGTGATCAAGCCGATAGCTGTTCCGACCGCCTGCTCCTCGTCTACCATGCAGTAGACGCGGATGACCCTTTGCATTGCGTCTGCAATGATTGCATCTCGGGAGACCGATAGGTCCCACCCCGATGCATCCGCGCAGCACACCTTGCCACTAGGGAACAAGCGCTGGATCTGCTGACCCATCCGGCTGATGCCCTCCTCATTGTGTCCCATACCACAAGTATGGCTCACCAGGGCCCCGGACTGGTACTGCTCGATTTGCATCTTGTTGAGTTTATTGCCAAGATACCCCTGGCACATGGAGTCCACGAGGGAAGTGCAATGAATCAAGCGCCAGGACTCCTCCTTCATCTTCTTTGCGGCATGAGGTTCTTCTTTGATGAATAGTTCCGCGGGGTCTGCGAGACCATAGTAGAACATCCCCTCAGGTGCCATTGAGGGGACCTCATCAGCCAGGCACGCACGGGCGATCAGCCTACCAATGACGATCCGCGACAGCTCGGGAGAATGCTGAGCGACCCAGGCCTTCTTATCCAGGTTATAGTACCTGGCAGACCAACCGCTCGACTTATCGTCCACCTGACCAAAGAGCCTGTTCAGAGCATATGTCCCCCACTTCGGGTCCGGAATCTCTTCCACCTCCGGGTCGGG